CCACAGAGCCCGCCAAGCGCATCTGGGTGCATCAGGATGCATCACGACCCTCAACGCGATTTCGCCTCTGTACGCCCCGGAAAACCGGCCTGCATCAAAGGTCCACTTTGCATCAAAAGCGACCTAAAAAGCCTGCGGGCGAGGCGGGGGGTCTTGCGCGGAAATCGGGGTCGCGACAGATTTGACCGATTTTGTGTAACAATATTACATTAAATAAAATTTCACAAATTTTGAAAAAAATTGCGCGTAATAATGTTACAAGACGTTGGTAATCGTCCCGGCCGGCAAAGCGTCCTGCGGATGCGGCTCGTCCTCTCCCCAGCGTCCTTCGCGCTCGCCGATCTGACGGATGATCCGGCTGGGACGAAGGATCACGGCTTCGTTTTCAGGCCTGCCCATGACGCGCGTCAGGATATCCTCGACCATCTTGTTCAGGACTGTTTCGCTCTCGATACCGAACGCCTTCTTTTCGGACCGGCGATAGAGCTTGAGCGCAATGCTCAGCACGAGGCGCAAATGGTCGCGCGATACCCGCTCCATCAGAACGACATCCAATCGATCTCGGCATCATCGAGCGCCGCGAAGGCATCGCCATCGGCCCCCATGTCGCGCAGCCGCGCCCGCACCTGGTCGGGCGTCCCGTTGCGGGGAAAGCCGCGATCCGCGCGGGCGGCGGCCGCGATCGGATCAATCCAGTCCCCCCGGTCCTTCTGCGCCATCAGCCATGCGCCGAACGGCTCGCGGGCCTGTCCATATTCAGCAAGCATCGTTACCTCCATCGACTCGATAGAGGTGGAATATAGCATGTTCCTTATTTGTTCCAGAAGATGGGGCGATCCGGCCCGCCCGGCCGCGATCGGCCGGGCGATGCGATCACGCGGCCGGTAGCAGCCGCTGGGGCGTCTCCTCGATCGGCTGCCTGGTCCGCACCGCCTGGACCTGCACCGCCTCATTGATTCGGAGGAACCGGGCCAGGAGCGGCACGATCTCCAGCATCCAGAACATCCCGGTCGCGTCCTTCGGGTTTCCGAACGCCGATCCCTGCGCCGGCACGATCCCGAGCAACTGGGGCGGCACCCGGTGCGCCGCCAGGACATCGTCCCGTGTCGCGTTCTTGATGTCGAGGAACACGTCCTTGGCGCCCTGCTCGGCGACGGGGAGGATCTTCAGGCTTCCCTCCTTGCCCGCCGGCGCGTGGACGAACAGGTTGCGGAAATTGCCCGGCCCCTTCGACGCGCGCAGTGCCGCGCGCAGCTTGGTCGTGTCCTTCTCGTCGATATCGCCGGTGGCATAGAGGATGTAACCGGCGTGGCTTCCGTTGAGGTAATAGCGGCGCCGGAACAGCGTCGCCGCCTCGTTGAGCAGCGCGGCCTGGATCGCCGAGATATACTCAGGCGCGCCATAGATCTCCTGGTTGATATCCGGCTGCATGATCTGCACCACGGCACCGGCGGGATAGGCCACCTCGGGGGAGCTGCCCGGCACATACCAGAACACCCCCGGCTCAACGCCCCGCCGCATATATTTGGCGGGCAGATAGTCGAGGCGGACCAGGCCGCCGAAGCGATTGGCGATCTGGAGCAGATAGCATTCGCCAAACACCAGGAAGTCCTGGACCAGGCGCTCGAACACGGCGCTGGAAAGGTAGGGCGTCGCCACCACCTCCGACACGACGATATTGCGCTTGAGCAGGATCGCGCTGCTATGATGCGGCGATGCGTTGAACGACCGCGCCAGGCCCTCGCGCGACAGGGGCGGCTCGTACCAGCGATCGTTGCGATAGACCTGCAACATATCGAGCAGGCTCCGCCGGTCGAGGACCGATTCCGGCTCTCCGAACGTGAACGCCTCCACGCCCCCCTGATCCGCGACCGCAACCGCGTTCGTGTCGCCGGAGATAGCCATACTGGCCGCCGAACTCGTCTCCGATGCCGTCATACGCCGGATCTTGGTCTTCTTCGTCACCGATGATCTCCATCCGCGTCTTGGGTCGGGTCTGACCGTCGAGCGGCTCGTTGATGAAAATATGCATGGCGGCCCACGCCATGTCGGCATGGCCGGTCTCGTCCGCCCTGCTGGCCTTCCAGGTGATCGCCTTGCCGGAGCGGGTCAGCGCCTTCTTGATCGACAGGAAGGCCGATTGCAGGTCGGTCCACCCACCGTCGAACTCGACTCGGCCGCGCGCGATCGTGTGCTGCGCCTTCATGACCATCTGCGCCTTGGCCTCCAGCGAATACTGGATCTTGACCACGCCGCGATGCCGGTCGCGGATGAGCTGATAGACGCTGGCACCCACGCCCGACGCGTCGACGCCGATATAGGTGCAATTGTAGCGCTTGAGCCGCGACAGGATAAACTCCGCCTGTTCCTGGAAGTCCGCACCGCGAAGCTGATGCTTTTCGATCAGGCGGAACTTGCCGTTCGGACCATCGGGCGGGATCGCGATGACCAGCGCCGCATTGTCGCCGTCCTCGCTCTCCTGCGGGTCGTAACCGGCCCACACCTCCCGATCGCCCACCGGCCGATCGGACAACAGGTTGATGTCGCGCCAGTCGACATCCGCGTCGACCGTGCAGCGTTGCAGCTCGTTGAACTTGAAAGCGGACAGGCTGTCGTCGACGAACTGGCACCCATAGAGGTTCGCATATTCGTCGGGCGCGTTCTCGTCGCGCACCTCAGCCAAGTCGAACAGGTCACACCCCTGCTCCGCCGCATCCTCCAGCGTCAGCATGTGGCGCCAGATCCGATCGGCGCCGAGCTGACCGCCCTTCAGAGCGTCATAGCTGACATCGATGGCGACCTGAGCGTCCTTCTTGCGCCGGCGATTGAAGCGCGACCCGGTCCACAGTGAATAGGCCTGGTGTGCGACGGTCGACGGCGTCGACAGATAGGTCTTCCGCCAATGCTTGTGGCTGGCCATCGCCTTGGCGACCTTGTCCAGCTCCTCAAACCCATAGACCCAGAAAAATTCGTCAAAATAGAAGTTGCCAGAATAGGCCTGCGCCGTCCGGGCATTGGTGCCGAGGAAGATCAGCTCGGCGGTCGGCTTGTCCTCGGGCAGTCCCTCCGCCGATACGACGATCGGATCGCCCTTCAGTTTTACGCCAACCCGCGCCGCAAACTGAATGATGTACTTTTTAAAGACATGCGCCTGATTTTTCGATGCCGATAGGAATATCTGGTTGCCGCCACCTTTCAGCGCATCGAGCAACGCTTCCCGCGCGAAATAGAAGGTCGCGCCGATCTGACGCGACTTAAGGACCATGCGGGTGCGCTGATGGCGGTTATCCCACCACAATTCATTATATTCGAAATTCTCGGCGTGGAAGATTTCTTCCAGCCGCGCGATCTGCTCGGCAGTGAAGTAGTTGGCGGGCGCCCGTTCCTTACGCTCCCCGGCGTTGCGATTGGCGACCTTCTCGTTGAGATCGCCTTCATGACCGCCCGGTGCCTGGTATCGCCGCACTCGTGCGCCCGCCACGACCTGGCGCATCAGGAGATCGATCTCCTTGAAATCGCCGCCCGTCTTCTGCTCCTTGGCGATAAGGGTATTGAGGCGGCACTCGAGCGCGTCTTCGATCTTGGTCAGCGACGGCGCTTCGTCCCACCGGTCCCGTTGTTTCCAACTCTCGACCGTCGCGCGCTTGAGCCCCAGCTCGTCCGCGATCTGGGTAACGCCCCACCCCCGCCAATACAGGCTTCGCGCCTGGCGCTTCGCGTCGACCGGGATCGGCATCGTCGACGCGGGCAGCGGCATGTCATGATCGGGCGGGAGCTTGTCCATCGCCGGCGACGGTAACCACCGTCGATCGCCGCCCGCGCCGTCCCGCTCCTGTAGAGAGCCTCTCTACAAGAGCGCCGCGTTGCGCGCACGCGCCCCTTGCGCCCTGTTCAGCCGGTCAAATCGGCCCGTCGAGGGCGGCTATCAGGGATCGCAACAGCGATGGGCACCAAGAGCAAGTTTTTCCGCGCTTTCGTCGAAGGCAACACGATCAGCGACGGCCGGACGATCACCGCCGGCATGATCGATGAGATCGTCGCGACCTTCAATCGCGAGACGTACAGCCCGCGCATCAATGTCGAGCATATCGCCGGCTATAGCCCGGAACCGCCCTTCAACGGCTATGGCGATGTCTATGCGGTCAAGGCGCAGGACGATCAGATCACGATCGACGGAAAGCAGGAAAAGCGCCGCGCCCTCTACCTCCAGGTCGACGCCAATGACCAGCTCCTCAACCTCGCGGCGACCGACCAGAAGCCCTACCCCTCGGTCGAACTGACCCCCTCATATGCCGGATGCGGCAAGACCGGGATCGTGGGCTTGGCCTTCACCGACAACCCCGCCTCGATCGCGACCCAGCGCCTGCAATTTTCGCGCTCGGCGCCCGGCACCTTCCATGCGCACGGCGCCGAGGCGGTGACGCTGGAGTTCGACGCGCCCCCGCTGGACGCCAGCAAGGCGGACGGCGCCATCGCCAACTTCTTCAACACGCTGGCGTCGAAGTTCGGTCGCACCGAGCAGGAAAAGCCCAAGGACGAACCGAAACCGAAGCCTGCCAACGACAATTTCGACGCCGGCAATTTCGCGGTCGAGATGGGCAAGACGGTCGCGCAGTCGATCTCGGCGGCCATGGCGCCCCTCGTCCAGGCCAACACCAAGCTGACCGCCGATTTCGCGGCCCTCCAGGCCAAGCTGGAGAAGGAACCCGTCAACACCTTCTCCCGCGATCCCGCGACGGGCGGCAACACCACCGTCCTGACCGATTGCTGATCGGTCGCGCCTCTTAGCCCCGCCCGTAGAAACAGGACCCGCCCACCATGCACAACTCCACCCGCGTCGCCTTCAACGCGATGCTTGGTCAGATCGCCTCCATCAACGGCATCGAGGTCGATGTCGTTCGTGGCGAGAAGCAATTCTCGGTCGCGCCCTCGGTCGAACAGAAGCTGGAGGAGGTGATCCAGCAGTCGAGCGAATTCCTCAACCAGATCAACATCGTGCCGGTCGATGCGCAGGAAGGCGCAAAGGTGGGCCTCGGCGTCAACCGCCCGATCGCCAGCCGCACCCTCACCAACAGCGCGACCGGCGTGAAGCGCAAGCCGATCGATCCCACCGACACCGGCGATCGGGGCCGCTACTTCTGCGCACAGACCAACTCCGACACGGCGATCAGCTATGGCAAGCTGGACATGTGGGCGCACAAGCCCGAGTTCCAGACGCTCTATCGGAACGCGATCGTCGCGCAGCAGGGGCGCGACCGGATCATGATCGGCTGGAACGGCGTCTCGCGCGCTGATACCACCGACATCACCGCCTATCCGCTCCTCCAGGACGTCAATTTCGGCTGGCTGTACAAGATTCGCCAATTCGCGCCGGCGCGCCACCTGGCGGGCGGAACGCTGACCCCCGCGACCCGCGATCCCGTGACCGGCCGCGTGACGGTCGGCGGCAAGATCTACGTCGCGGCCGGCACGCCTGGCGTCGATGTCGACTATGTCAACATCGACGCGCTGGTCTATGACGCGATCGAGTTGATGGACGAATGGCATCGCGACGATACCGATATCGTCGTCATCGTCGGTCGCGACCTGGTCCAGGACCGCTTCCTCAACGTCATCAACGCCGCAGGCGATCGTGCGACCGAGATCGAGGCGCGCAACCGCATCCTGACCCTGCCGAAGCAGATCGGCGGCAAGACCGCCGTGCTGGTCCCGTTCTTCCCGCCGAACGCCATCCTGGTCACCAAGCTCGAAAACCTTTCGATCTACGTCCAGAACGGTTCGCGTCGCCGCACCATCCGCGAAGAGCCCGACTTCAACCAGGTCGCCGATTATCAGTCGGTGAACGAGAGCTATGTCGTCGAGGACTATGGCTGCGCCGCGTTCGTCGAGAACATCCAACAGAGCAAGAAGCCGGCGGCCTAACAACCGCCCCGCTCTTCCCCCGTAGCCCGCCACCCAGGACACGCAAATGAGCCTCGCTCGACAGAATCGCGACCATGTATTGTCGCTAATCGCTGCAAACGGTGCGTCCGCTCCTGGTGGCGGGCTCACCCCCGCCGATCTCCGGCCCGAGACCAATCCCTACACTCCGGCCGCCGAGGTCGCGGCAAAGCAGATCATGCTTCGCCTGACCCACGATCTGCGCCGGCTGAAGGATATAAAGTCGGTCGCCAACAAGATCGCCGCCAAGCGCGAGATGGTCCCCGAATACGCGCCCTGGATCGAAGGCGAACTCGCGGCCGGGGAAGCGATCGAGCCCGGCAAAATCGCGCCATCGCCCGCGACCGAGGTCCTGCCGACCGTCATGGTCTGGTCGATCGACATCGGGGAATGGCCGCTGGCGCTGCGCCTGGCCTCCCATGTCCTGCGCCATGACGTGCCGCTGCCCGCCCGCTACGAACGCGACGCCCCCACCCTGATCCTGGAGGAAGTCGCCGAAGCCGCTTTGCGCGCGCAGAACGCCGGCGGCGCCTTCCCGCTCGACGTCCTGCAACAGGTCGAGGAGCTGGTCGACGGCGTCGACATGCACGACCAGCCCCGCGCCAAGATGCAGAAGGCGATCGGCGCCGAACTGGTCCGCGCCTGCGAAGCGCTGCCCGACGGCTCGACCGATCGGACCAACGTCGCCGCCCGCGCGATCGAGCATTTGCGCCAGGCCTTCGCGCTGGATCCGCGCATCGGCGTCAAGACCGTCATTCAGCGGCTCGAAAAGTCGCTGCCCAAGCTCCCGACCGAGAGCCTCTCCGTCCCGGCCGGCGTCGACGGGACCGAAGCCCATCCTGCCGCCCCGGCGGTCAACGCGGACTCGGTCGTGGCCACGACCGCGAAGGATGGGAACGACGCCACCCCACCCCTGGAGAAGTAAGATGCGCCTGACCAAATTTGCCCTTTGCCTTGCCGCCCTTGCAGCGCTCCCTTTGACCGCCTGCGGACCGACCGCGCAGGAGCGATGCGCCGGCACCAAGGACACAGTGACGTGCATGGCCGTCGCCAATTCGGGCGGTGACGTGCAGGATTACCTGCTCGGCGGCCTGGCGGGCGCCGCGCTGGCATCGCAGATCTCGGGCGGTTCCTCGCGCCCGACCGTGATCCATCAGGTCCCCAGCTACGGCGATCGCCGCCCCGCCTACCACGGCCCGCTGCGCACCAAGACGGTGACCACGACCACCCGCAACAGCCTTTTCGGCGGTCGCAGCATCACGCGCACGACCACCACTTATCGACCGAGCTACCGCTCGCGTCGCTGACCCGCTCGCCCCCCGGCGCCGGGGGCGGATCGCGCGTGGCGGGAGGGGCCTTCGGGCCTGCGGGCCGCCGCGGACCCGATCCCCACCCCTGGATTGATGAAAGCCCGCTTATGCTCCCCACCGCCCTGATCCTCATCGCCGCGATTTGCCAGGGCCTGGGAGCATGGGCGGCCCTTGCCGGCGCGCTGGCGCTGGCCTGCCGGCTCGATCCCGCCAGCATCGGCTTGCCGGCGATCACCGCCCTCCCCGCCCGCTGCGGGCTATGGGCGCTGCTCTTCGCGATCGGGATCACCCTGACCATCGCCGGATCCGCGCTGGCGGTTCATGTCATCGGCGCCGGCGCATGACCGCGACCTTTATCCCCACCGTTCTGCCCGGCGATCCCGCCCCCGTCGTGACGGCGCCCGCGCCGATCGATACCGGCGGCTGGTTTCCGCAGATCGATCCCACCCTGTTCCGCGACGAACAGCGCGTCGACGCGAACGCGATCACCGACGCCCGCGTCCGCCAGGCGCTGGTCAATGCGATCATCCGCGTCGGTCGCGACCTGAAGGACTGGCGCCTGGACCAGGTCGCGGCGGGCTTCGCGACGCTCGACCTGGTTCCCGCTGACAAGGTCGACGGCGTGTCGGAGCTGACCACACTCTATCGCCGCGCCGTCTTCACCGCCGCCAAGGCGGAGATCGTCGAGCGCTTCGTCGATGTCGACCTGACTGGTCGCGGTGAACGTTCCGCCGATCAGCTCGACCCGACCGTCGCCGAGTTGCGCCGCGATTCGGTCCATGCGGTGCGCGAGATCCTCGGCGTCGGTCGCATGACCGTCGAACTGATCTGATGGACACGGTTCGCGCCCGCGCCGGCGACACGCTCGACGCGCTGATCTGGCGCGAACGCGGCCTCGGTCCCGACGATCTCCCCGCCGTGCTTCAGGCCAATCCCGGCCTGGCCAGGCTGGGGCCCGTCCTGCCGATCGGAACCCCCGTCATCCTCCCCGACACCCCGCCCGCCAACCGCGTGCGCGATGTCGTGCAACTCTGGACCTGATCCCGATGCCCAAATTTCTCCACGATCTCCTGGACGCGGTCCTCGCCTTCCTGATCGCGCTGGTCCCCGGCGCGCTCGGCGCGGCGGTCAGCCTGGTCTATGAAGAGGGGCTGACCTGGTCGCGGCGCATCACGCAAATGATGGTCGGCATCACCGTCAGCTATTTCGCGCGCAACCTGGCGCACAGCCTGACCGGCTGGGACGATTATCTCCTCCAGGCGGTCGGCTTCGTCGTTGGCATGACCGCCTTCAAGGCCACGCCCGCCCTGATCGCCGGTATCGTCGAGCGCGCGCCGCTCCTCCTGGTCCTGATCGACCGCCTGCTCGGCAAGAAGGAGGCGAAATGACCTACGACCGCGCCCGCCTGGCGCGCGAGATCGCGCGCGATGAAGGTGACAAGCTGATCGCTTACCACTGCTCGCAAGGGTTCCTGACGATCGGCAAGGGCCGCAACCTGGAAACGGTCGGCATCACGGCGGAGGAAACCGCCGCGCTCGGCATCACCGTGTCGAGCTGCATCGCGCGCGGCATCACCCAGGCGCAGTCCGACGCCCTGTTCGCCAATGACATTGTCCGCAGCGAAGCGGATCTCGATCGCCATCTCCCCTGGTGGCGCCGGCTCGACCCCGTCCGCCAGCGCGTCATGCTGAATATGTGTTTCAACATGGGGATCGGCTGGCCTCCGTCGAAAACGCGGAAGGGCAAGGGTCTGCGCGCCTTCGTCAATACGCTGCCGAAGATCCAGCGCGGCGACTGGCAGGGTGCCGTCGCCGGGATGCGGTCCTCACTCTGGCACCGCCAGGTGGGGGACCGTGCGGTCCGGCTGGAGGCGATGATGCTGACCGGAAAGGAACCCCGATGATCTGGCTCCGCAAGCTCTTTGGCGGCCTCAAAGCCGAAGCGAGCTTCATCCTGCTCTTGGCTGTCGTCTGCGTCGGGGCCTGGCAATATGTCCAGGCCCGCCATGCCGAGCGCGACCGCGACGACGCGGTCCGCCGCGCCGAGCTGGTGTGTAGCGCCGTTGGTGTCGACTGGACCGAGAAGCATATGCGCGGCCCCGGCACGGCCTGCGCGCAGCGCGCCCGCCAGCTCCGGACCGATCGCGAGGCGATCGATCGCGAAACAGCCCGCCTCCTGTCCGACGCGATCGAGAAACAGGCCGCGCGCGCCGAGGCGGACGCCCGCGCGGCGCGCGATGCCATCGCCCGCGCGCGGGCCGCTGAAACCCGAATGGAGAAAGCCAATGCGGATGCCGACGCGACCAACCATGTTGGTCCTGACTGGATCGCTGCTCTTAACGATCTTGCCGGCCTGCGCCGCCCGGCACACTGACCTGGTCCCACCGGCGCCGGTCGCGGTCGCCGTCGAACCGCCCCGCCCGTCCGCCGATCTGCTCGCCTGCGCCGAACGCCCCACCGCCCTTGTCGAGGATCCCGCGCTGCTCGCGACCATCCCCGCCCCCTGGCGCCGGGGCCTGATCGGTTTGGCGCGCGCGGCCGGCGTCAATGCTGACCGGCTCGACCGCCTGGCCAACTGGGTCGCGCCGGGGTCCTGCCCGGCAAAGGAGAAACCATGACCGCGTCCACCATCGAACGACGCCGCGCGATCTTCGACGCGACCGGCGATCGTCGCCAGGAGCAGTTCGCGCTGGCCAGCAACAACGTTGCCAGTGCCCCCGTCACGCTCTTCGGCGGCAATTATGTGCTGGCGCAGGCCTGCGCCAGCTATGGCCAGATCGCACTGCGCTACCGCGATCCCGCCGGTAACATGATCCAGCTCCTCACCAAGGGCGGTGCCGATGCGGGCGGCGGTACGTCCCTCCAATTCGCGGCCGGAACGTTGGTCGATGTCGTCCTCACCAACACCACCGGCGCCAATGTCATTTTGTCGAGGGTCCCCAATGCGTAAGGTGATCGCCGCGCTGACCGCGCTCCTGATGGCCGTCCCGGCCGATGCTCAGATCATCGTCCCGCCCCCCGCGCCCGGCGCCGCGCTGCCGAGCCCCGAATGGCCAGGCCAGCCGGCGGACGGCGACAAGGGCCCCGCCGTGGGCGGTCGGGCCTATCAGCGCTACCGCGTCGCGGCCCCGATCGCGGTGCTGGCGTCGTTCGACCAGGTCGCGCGGCTCAACGGCGCACCGTCCGAAGCCAGCGATGTGGCAGCGGATCCGCTCTATGGCGATACACGGCTGACCATTACCCTCGCATCGTTCAACGCACGCCAGCTCCGCCCGATCGCGACGCTCGCTAACCCGGTAATCGCGACGGGGCAGAATGTCCGCATCTGGACGAAGCCGATCGCGTCCGTCGACCCTCGCCTCGATAGCTACAAGGTCCGCCTCTATTCGGAGGGGAACCCGTCTTCCCCTGGCGCCAATTACCACGAGTACAACTTCTCCGGCCTGATCCGAGAGGGGCAGAAGGACAAGGAACAGCGCTGGGGCTCCTTCACCGTCCCGGTCAGCCAGTTCGTGGCGGTCGGCAACGGCGCCAACCTGTCCGCCGTCACCTGGGCGATGGTGACGATGCAGGCCAACACATCCTCTCCCATCACGATCGCGGTCGGCAATATCGAGCTGGTCGCCAATACGCTCAACAAAGCCAAGTTCATTATCGGCTTCGACGATCAGTATCCGGCGACGATCAACTACGCGTCGCGCGCCATGGCGCGTTATGGTTTCCGGGGCGTCCTTTACCTGTCGCCAGCGATCGACGCCAACCGCACCGGCAAGCTGCCTACCTCGCAGATCAAGACGCTGCACGACAATCTTGGGTGGCAGATCGCCAGCCAGGCCTACAGCACGGAAAATAACACCGGGCCCGGCGGCCTGGAGCTGATGAGTGCCGATCAGCGAACCGCCGAGACCGCCAAGCTGCGCAACTGGCAAAATGGCCTGGGGCTCAGCGGCGGGTCGCATGGCTCCTATTTCGGCAATGTTGGCGCGACCAACATGCTGACCTATCCGATGTTTCGCAATTACCGGTCGGTCCGCGCCTATTATTTCGGTGAATTCTCCATCATCGAAACCTATCCCTGGGGCGATCCGATGCGGATCCGTGCCATGGGAGCCGGGGAATTCCAATGGGGCAATAGCGCCGCGATCTATACCACCTATTGGAAAAACCATGTCGATCGCGCGATGGCGCAAAAGGGCGTCGGCTTCCTGGTGTTCCACGACGGACTGAGCGGTTCCATGTCGAACTGGCGCCCCGCCTTCGACCAGCTCCTCGCCTATCTCGACGCGAACCGCAGCGCGATCGATGTCGTCACTGTCGACGATCTGGAGGTCCCATGAGGAAGGTCGACTCGCTGCGCGATCTGCTCGTCCGCGCCGTGCCGGCGCTGGCGGCGGATCCGTCCAAGCTCGCGATCTTCGTCGATCGCGGGCAGATCATCGCCCGCGCCGGTAATCTCTCCTTCGAATATCGCTGCTCGGTCAACCTGGTGGTCGAGGACTATGCCGGCGACCAGGACGAGGTGATCGTCCCCATCCTGGCCTGGATCGCGGACAACCAGCCCGAGCTGCTCCAGCGCCAGGACAGCCAGCCCTTCGCCTTCGAAAGCGAATGGCTGGCCAAGGATCTCCACGACCTGTCGATCACGATCGAGCTGACCGAGCGCGTCAAGGTCGAACGGGTCGAGGGCGGCGTCACCACCGAACATCTCGCGGATCTGCTCCCGCCCGACATCTTTGCCGGCGCCGAGGGCGCCCGGCTATGGGAAGGACTGGCGGAGGACCTGGTCGCCGGCACGACGACGATCGCCGCCTCCCGCCCATGAGCGACGATTTCGCGCCGATCGAACAACTGGCGGGTAATCTCCTGCGCAGCCTGTCGAGCGCCGAACGTCGCTCGCTCCTGCGCAAGATGGCCCGCGCCCTGCGCGCGACTCAGTCGGAGCGGATCGGCCGTCAGGAGAACCCCGACGGATCGCGCTACACGCCCCGCCGTCCGCGCCGCGAACAGCGTCCCGGCAATTATGCGGTGAAGTTTCTCTATCCCAAGGGGGACGCCAATCCCCGCCTGGTCTTCATGAAATCATGGGTCCGCCAGGGCCCCCTCATCACCGGTTTCGATGCCGAGGCCGGCGCGATCCGCTCCTTTTTCTGGGACAAGGTGGATCGCTGGCTCCCCGTCGAACCCGAGGATCAGAACAAGGGCGCCGGCAAATTCCGCCGGCGCGGCAATATCCGCCGCCAGGCGATGTTCCGCAAGCTGCGCTCGGGCCGCTTCCTGCGCGCCGATGCGACCGATAGCGAGGCATGGATCGGTTTCACCGGCCGCGCCTCGCTGGTCGCCGAGGTTCACCAGCTCGGCAAGATGGATGCACCGAAACAGGGGGGACGCCAGATCCGCTACGCACAGCGCGGGCTCGTCGGACTGACCGAACGCGAACGCGCGATGGCGATCGACATGCTGCTCGATCACGTCGCGGGCGGCTGATCTTGTAGAGAGGGTCTCTACAAGAGCGCGGGCTCGCCACCCCATGGCGGCGCACCCGACATGGGCGGCGATGGCCGCCAACTCCTCCACCACCGTCGATCTGTCGCGCCTGGACCGCCCGATCATCATCGCGCCCGTCGACTATGACACGATCCTCGCCAGGATGATCGCGCGTGTCCAGGCGATCCTGCCCAGCTTCGACGCGACCGTGGACAGCGACCCGGCGGTCAAGGTCCTTCAGGTCGCCGCCTATGTCCAGATGCTCGACCAACAGGATTTCAACGAACGCCTGGTCGCACGCCTGGTCGCCTATGCGACCGGTGCGACGCTCGATCATATCGGCGCGGCGATCGGCGTGGCGCGTCTGACGTTGATCGCCGCCAACGACGCAACCGGTGCCCCCGCCGTCATGGAAGCCGACGATGATCTGCGCGCCCGCATCGTTCTGGGTCCGGAGAAGTTCGCGGCGGCCGGGCCCGAACTGGCTTACGTCGCGCACGCCAAGGATGCGAGCGCGCAGGTGCTGGAC